AACGCATAGAAAAAATGTTTGCAAGTTATAAAAATAACAGTTGACATTTTGGTAAAAATGTGCAATAATAAAACATAATAAAAATTTAAACAGCATAGAGGGCAAACAATATGCAAAAGCTATTAAACAAAATTACTTACTACTACCTGCAACGTGCGTATGCGCAACTAGAGGCAGCAGGCGACTTGCAAAACGCAGATGACGTAGCAGAATTTTTAGAGGACTACTACGCACAAAAAGTAATTTAGGGGTTGACAACTGATTCCTAATGTGCTATAACTGTTATATAGAGTTTAACGCAAGAGGGCAACACAATGCAAAACAAAACTAGAAAAACTTTAAACGTTCATTTCGTAAACCGCGGCTATGGCACAGACTATGGTGTCAAGAAGGTAGAGATGCTAGGTCAGAGCGTATGTGAATTCACAGGCAAGCCACTAGCAGAGATTCGTAGTCCATTTGGCCTAAGCACTGACACGTTGGTTGCAGAGTATTCGACACACCCAGGAGTGGTTGGTTGGGTTTGTGATTTGGACTAATAAAGGTTGACATAGTATAGCGTTGGTGCTATACTGTGTATAACAATTAGGATATGAGGGCAACATGATAAAATTAATAGGATACGCAACAGTAATTGGACTAGGTCTTTACTTTGGTCTTATACAACTAGCACTAGCTTTGGTTGGTGCGTTATTGGTCTGGGCAGGATCAATGCTAATGGTGTTTGGAGGATAGTATGAAGTGGATGCTGATAGCGGCAGTGCTGAATATGCAACCCGTGTACAATGATCAGGAAACCTGTGAGAAGGCAGCCGATCAGATACGCAAAGTATACTACCCAGAGGCAGCCATGTGCTTGCCAATGCCACAAGAGGTAATCAATCCTCAAGAACAAGAAGTCGACGCAATGTTTGAAAAGTTCTTTGAGCTTGTAAAAAAGATTCAGACTTTACAATCAAAACAGGTTGACAACGCTCAAGACTGAGCGTATACTATACACATAATATAACTTAACAGCTGGAGGGCTACATGAAGAATATTAAAATTATAAGCGGCAGTTACAAGATACGAGGCAATGACGTCGACCTACAAGGTATGGTGTTTCCACTCGTAGAAGAATTTAAAGTAGGAGCCAGGGGCGGCTACGTAACAGTAGACGGTAGTGCAGTTGCCGGGTTCCCCGATCGTAACATTAAGATCATGTGCGACAGTGCAGATGCTTATGAAGCGAATGCGGGCAAGGCACCTAAAGCACAACTGCAAGAAACAGACGAGCAGACTATACAGCGTATGCGTGATAGGTTTGACATGTTAGAAGACATGACTCGTGCAACCAAGAAAGGTGATGTCAAGGCTATGATCGTATCAGGACCTCCGGGTGTTGGTAAGTCACATGGTGTAGAAAAAGTACTAGGCAAACATGATCTGATTGCAGACATTGCAGGCGACAACAGCTTGCGCAAGTACGAAGTTGTCAAAGGTGCGATGAGTGCTATTGGACTCTACTGCAAGCTCTTCAACTACGCAGACAAAGATAACGTATTGGTATTCGATGACTGTGATAGTGTGTTCAGTGATGAACTGAGTCTTAATATTTTGAAGGCGGCACTAGACAGCAAGAAGTCAAGACGTATATGTTGGAACACAGATAGTTTCAAGTTGCGTAACGAAGGTGTGCCGGATTCATTCGAGTTCAAAGGTAGTGCAATCTTTATTACCAACATCAAGTTCGACAACGTTAAGAGCAAGAAGATGAGAGATCACCTGGAAGCATTAGAATCCAGATGTCACTACATTGACTTGACTATCGATACTGAACGTGAGAAGATGTTACGTATACAACAAATTGTAGGTGATGGTATGTTGAATGAGTACAAGTTCACAGACGAACTAGTCGAAGACATCGTAGACTTCATCGACATAAACAAGAAAAGGTTACGTGAGCTGTCGCTAAGGTCAGTTCTTAAAGTAGCAGACTTAGCCAAGGCATTCCCCAACAAGTGGGAAGCAGTGGCAGAGAACACGGTAATGAAACGCTCATAGCCCTCGAGCGGTTACTGTGTAACCAAGTGGTAGCAGACACCCCTTAGCCCTCACGCTCTGCACCACAAGCGCCCGGAACAGGACACGCCCTCGTCCACAATGTTCCGGGCTATTTTTTCTCTAAATTAATTTGATATTTTGGCAAGAAAAAGGTTGACCATTGAATGCTTTGACCTTATAATAGTATGTATATTAAATAAAAAGGTGAGGGCCTAAACAATATGAAAAACTTTACAATCACAGTAATACACGCCGCGTTCTTAGAAGACGGTGAAACTCCAACAGCAGTAGCTAGAGTAAGCACAGCCGGACTGGACATCTTCCAAGCCACTGAGTATGCTTACAGATGGACCAACAACATCGACGGAAGCTGGTCAATGAAGATTGGTGAGGATGCCAATGATGATGTAGAAGTCATAGCACCCTTGATCAACCACAAAGGCCAAACATACGGATTGAGATCAACCTCAGTTGGTGATGTGTTGTTTGTAGACGATGGTGAAGGCTTCACTGACTACTTCAAGGTAGCAGGCTTTGGCTTTGAACCATGTGACGCAATTGAATACGCTATGCTGGAGACAGCATAGTGGACGAAGTAGCTATGATAGAGTGTGCAGAGTGTTGTGGTGAAGGCTACGACCTCGACACACTATACTGGGGCGATGAGTGGTGTGCGGCAGGTACTGAAGTAGACTGTCCAACATGTGGCGGAGACGGACAAGTTCCAGAAAATGGCTAATAAGAGGTTGACAACTGTACAGTGTGACTGTACAATAGTAGCATAAGTTAAACAAATAAGGTGAGGGCCTAATATGAAAGCAATGACACAGAAAACAATGATCAAGAACCTAGAAGCTAAGTTCGGGATCCCAGCAGTAAGCGCAGAAGAGTTTTACGGTTACGCACATGATGGCATTTGGTGCAGAGGTGATATATGCACAGAGTCAACAGACTACTATCCCTATGCTGAAGGCACTATGCAGGACAACAAGCTGAACACTTATCTACACAGTAAGGGTTGGTTTGCTGAGCCATATGACTCAGAAACAATTATGTTTCACAAGGGGTAATTGGCTAATAAAAGGTTGACAGTATACGTACAAGAGCGTATACTGTATGTATATTAATTAAACAAGAGGGTAAACAATATGAACTATTCAACAGCAACACAAACAGCGGCAGTACTTGCTAATGATCCTAAACTGTACACAGTGTTAGATCTACAATGTATTATGGCAGAAGCTAAGGCTTCAGCGGCTATTGCGGCACAGAGCTACTTAGATGATTGGAACGCAAGCACAGGTGGCAATGAGTATGGTGAGCCAATGTACTGTGGCTTTGCATGGGTAAACATCTACGGTGTTAAGGGCAACACCAAGCTAGGTCGTGCTATGAAGCAAGCAGGATATACTAAGAGCTATGATGGTAGCATACAAGTATACAACCCAGCAGGCTATGGCGGACAGAGTATGGATGTCAAAGAGCATGGTGCTCAAGCGGCGGCTAAGGTATTTGAATCATATGGCTTTAAGGCCTACATGGGCAGTAGAGCAGACTAATACAGCAGGCTAGGCTGATGTGGGGACAGTGTAGGACACGCCCACTGACTAGTACAACGTAGCATGTAGTATACAACACACTAGACAGCTAGTGCTACGTGAACATAAGAAGAACTTAGTGTGGGAAAGATCCTTAGTAGCAATACTAGGGATTTTTTTTGAGCGAGGTATCAACTCGGCGGCGTCGAGGCGAAAGAAAAAATAATTTCGAGACTGGGGGGTCGGGGCTTATTATTACAACAATAACAACAACTTAGCAAAGCCTTAAGCCTCTACTATTTAAAAACCATGGTTAGCAAATCACCACCTCACTTCTATAAGTACTTCTCTATAAATTTTCGTACAGCGTATTTTTTGGATCTAGAACCCATTTCACTGTATAGCTCGTGAATCACTAGAATAGATTCCCACTCTAAATTTTTTTGCGCACATATTTTTTTGGACACTAGAACCCTCTTAGCGCAAGCGTAACACACACGAGTCGTTACGAGTGTGTATGTACGCAGTACATAGTACAACCACGCTGTATGACGCTTATATGCTGTCTAACACCACCTCTTAACTCTGCTCTAGAGTATACGCAGTATAACGAACGCTAAGTACTTGTATGCACGGTGATAGAGGTAATCCTAAAATAGTTTGGCTCATGTTAGCAGTGTGTGTTGTACTACACGCAGTCGTTATACCCATATGGATGGTCAGCTTAGGACTTTAGTATGCATACTCTAACCATACAGTATGACACATCAACTACAGAGTTTATACAAGACATAAACACATTTGACTTTGCTACTAAGTTGTTACTACGTGGTATATACACAGAACAGCCAGCACACAATACATTGTTGTTTGCTAGTCAGCAGGACCTAGTATACGCTACACTAGCATACACGGGCAAAGGTCAATTACAGTGGTAAGTTGTTCCACATTCTCAAAATAAGACTCATCAAATAGTCAATCGTAGTTTAAGAGCTATTGCAACGCTATGTGTGTAGTCTGTCGCTATGGTTAGGGAGAAACTGTAGCTAGTGTAGTCGAGATAGAGCATTATACTAGAGGCTAAATTTTTTGCTTAAAACGCTTCGCGCTTTGTCCGAAATCTGCGTCTACCGCTTCGCGGCTGTTTGGGTCTAGACTGCATCTTTAATGATTTTACGTATGACTTTTGTCTCTAGATATGTTTAAATAACAGTGTAGTACATTTTTTATTAACTTAATTTTAGGAGTACACTATGTGGACAAAACCGATAGCAACAGAGATGAGATTCGGCTTCGAAGTAACGATGTATGTGATGAACAAGTAGTAGAACGACCTGAAGTCGATATGAGCAAGCTAATAGAAACATTAGATTGTGAATAAACAAAAGCCCGTCACAGTGCGGGCTTTTTCTTAACTAAATATTAGTATGAGCAAACAACAATACAACAGCAGTAGATCATCTACTAGAGTAAACGGCAACTATACAGTTAACCTTAGTTTTGATGACAACAAACGTGGTAAAGTAGAGATTCGACAGGATCATGACACCACTGAGTGGTCCAACAAAAGCATAATCAAATACACTGTGCCCAATCTACGTGCTAACGATCCAGACAGTTAGTATTCAAAGTTTTGACAGGTGTCGCCTTTGAAGATAAGTCTAGCACCATTCTTTATGTGAAAACGTTCAGCCATTTCAGTAAGTGGTGAAAGTGTTACGTATCTAGTACAGCCTCTGTGTTCTTTGATCCATTGCTGTGCCGCAAACACTATGTCTCTGCCTGCTCCACGATCATACGACCATACTGTGTAAAATACTGCTGTGCTTGCATACTCGCCTTCTTGGCTAGCCGCTTGTGAGTAGAAGTCCAGTTGACTTTCGTTCTCAGGTACAGCATTAGTATAGGCCACACATATAACAGCTCTTGCTCGTTCTCTAATGTCATTGCGACTGTAGAGTACAAATGCTTGTCTACCTGGTGAGGTTCTATACAAGGGGCTTAGGTGTGGACGTACTGGATCATCTTCAAATAGGTGCCAGAGATCTGAGTTCTCGATAAGTTTTAACAATGTGTTTCCTTCTATTCGTCGTCTAGGTTGTTGAGAAAGTCTCTCAACTTTGTTGAATCAGTCTGTGCTTTGACTTTGCCTACACCTGATCCTTCACTTGGATCTTGTCTAGGTTGTGCATTGGCCATTGACCCTGCATTGTTTCTTTTGAGTGTGTCCATGATACTAGCACTGCCTGCACTTGACTGTGCGCCATCTGACTCATCTTCATCTATGTCTACAATACGCAGTGTGTCTACGTCAAAGCCTAGATCAATCTTTTGTCCTACTCCACTCGAGTTACGTGTCTTCATCAACTGTAGTTGATAGCGTCCACGTTCACGCATAGCTCTACTAGTAAAGATACCAAACACGTTGTCTGCTGTTTGAATCTTTGAAAGTCCGCCCGATATGTGCGAGTGATCAAATTCAATTTCTTCAACAGCACCACGATTCAACTGTGCCGCTGTAACAAACACTGTGTTCAATTCCATTGCTAGGTTACGTAGTTCTTCACTTACGTACTTGTCTTTGA